ATCAGCTTGTACTGGCGCTCCCACTGCTCCTGACGCTGATCCAGAATTTCCGCCAGAGCGATCCGAAAGACGTCCAGCATCATATCTTCGTTGCCGTCCAATGTTCGCAGTGAGACGGAGGATGTTTCTGACTTCCCGTTGGATGTCATCATGACCAATTGCCTTCTCGGGCGGTGGCGGCTTGTCAGCCGGCTCGTTATCAGGCGGCGCAGGTGGCGCCGAAGGCGACGGCGGGGCAGCAGGAATAGCCCCAGCAGCACTCAGGGGAACAACCTGCTGCTGCACACGTGGCTCGTCGCCGAATGGTACATCTGGCAAGTTCTCAGCATTGCGAGCTTCGTTGGGCGAGTACACACCGCCTTGCACCCCACGCACCAACGCTTCGATGCGGTCCTTGAGCAACGAGCGCAGTAGCACATTGGTGTTGAACTCGAGGTATTCGTCCGGCTGACCCTTGAGCCCGAAGAAATTGCCCATACACTCTTCAACGTGATTGAGGCAAAAGCCAAGACCTGTCGCAATCCAGTTCTGCATCAGCATCTCGGTCGAGCCGGCAGGCGCCCCACTAATGCCAAGGATTTGCAGAGGCATACGAAATGCCAAGGCGATTTGCTCATTAGACAACTTCAGGATTTCTGCGGTCGATGCGTCGCGCCCTGCGACGGCCCACGGGGATACCTTGAGGCCTGCAGTCAGGATTGGCGTGCCGCCTTTGGCGATCCCTTTGACCTGCTCGTTCCATCGGTCGCGCAACGCCTGGACCTGATCTTTGTCGAGCACGAGATCAGTCGACAGCACCGCGGAGGGGCGCGCCTCATTCATATAGAATGAGTTCTGTTGCTGCGCGATCATTTGAGAAGTCATGATGTTCTGATACGCCGCACAGATCGGACTCTCGCCGATCAGTGGGCGCGGGTAGCGCTGCTCATAATGCAGCTTTATATGCAAGACGTCGCGCTGCGGCACCATGACCATGGGCTCGCCGAACATGCGCGCAATAACATCATTGCCACCTAGCCAATAGAAAATCTCGCCGCCCTCAGCGAGACGCGGACGCGAGATCGTCGGGTGCATGATGTGCAGCGAGTCGCATTCGAAGCGGTCGTTGCGCAATCCCAACGCATACGCATTGCCCGTCGTGTATAACGAACGCACCATGTTGAGCAAGAAATCGCTGATCGTCTGGTAGGCATTGGGATAACGCAGAATGCGAGCGAGGGCCGAGGTCGTTACTCGGTCTCGCCCGCCATTAGTTTTAGATCGCCAGTGATCACCGGGGCACATCGCCACAGTCTGCGAGTATGCCGAGACGCAGGCCTCGACCATCGCTGACTGCGTGGTGGCATACTGAGGAAGGTAACCCTGCTGCCACCAATTGAGCGCTGCGCCGTCAGGCAGCCACCCTCCCGTAATGGGCAAATAGTACGGCCCAGGACGGAAGCTGCCCTCGACGGCCTTCATGACTGACCGGATAGCACTGGTGATCAGGTTGGGCATTTACTCCGCCCGATGACCACGCGTCGTATAACCACGCGCAGGCCTCTCGGCCTCCATGTGGCGTGGCTCGAGAGTTGGCGGACCGCCGCCCGGATCGAGATCACTCCCGTCCGGCTCATGCTCGATGAACTGCGCCCCACACATGGCGAGGTCGTTCTCTTCTTGCGTGGGCGTCGGCTTGCCCTTCATGCGTGACTGATAGTCGGCCCGCGACTTGTCGCTGGCTTTCTTCTCAGCCTCGAGAATTTTCTTGGCGTTCTCGCTCGCCGGACCTTCAGCAAGTTTTGTCACTAGGAACCTCCAATGTTGGGTAGGACCCGCTCCAATATTGGGTAGGACCCGGGGGCTACCAGGTAACTCCGGTCACGTAAGAAACAGTACCCGCGCGGCGCTGCAGCCAATTGAGCGGCAGGATCATGCGCAGCGCAAGGGAGTCGGTCTGGAACAGCGAACGTTGCGGCGCAGCAACGGTGCTCGGAGAGGCCACCAAGTCCGTAGGATTGGTGTCTTCCATATGCAACGTCGCCTGGTCACTCATCTCCATCCGCGGAGCATCGCCACCGACGACAACGAAGTCGGCTGCATCGACCAAGACCAGCGTCTTCGCTGGAACTGTGGCGCTGTCGATGATCGGGATAGTGTTGAGTGAGCCAGCAGCGATCTCTGCGCGGAACGGGAAGATGCCCGTGTTCGTCGCTTGGAGCAACGAAGCACGCAGCATATCGGTCGGGTTCGCCAACCACACCGGGTTACGCACATTGCCATAAGTGTTCGTCGCAATGGCACTGATGAGCGCAGTGAGATCACCGATGAAGGCCGCGAGGCCACCACCAGCTGTCGGAGTCGTCGCAGCCACACCGTTCAACAAGCCCGCCGGACGAATGACCGTCGCCGGGTTCGAGTCGAGCAGCACAGTGTCGATGGCAACAGACGTATCCACCTGGATGGCGTCACGCAGGATGCCCTCGATAGCCGGGATGGAGTGCTCGTCCATCTCGCGCGTCCAAGTCGTAATGACCGCCATTTTCTTCGGGGTCAAGGTTTGCGACGTGAAAGCGCCCTGACGGACTGGGATCGCCATGCCTTCACCAACGAACGAGCCCGCGAGGCTCGGCGTGCGTGAACGCGTCGGGATCACAATACGCCCAGCTTGGCCGAAGCTGAGAGGCAGCCCCCGCGTTGCAAGCCGTGTCAGAATGGCCTGCGGCATCAGGAGCGGCATCAAGTCGGCGTAGACAGTGTGCGCAAGCTCCATCGCCCACCCAGCCACAGTCGTCATGGCAGGCGCCGATGCAGCACGCAGCACGATGTCTGCAACCACCTTCACTTCGTCATCATCGTAGGTCGGATTAGTCCCGATAATGCGCTGACGCGCGATGTCAGGCGTAATATTCCACGCCTTGGCGCAGTACGCCAGAGTGCCCGCCTTGATGAACAAGTCGAGGACGTCCGGCGGCTCCTCAGTGTTTCTACGCTCACCCTGACGCGGCCGACGAGGCGGGGCGTTAGGATCAGGGACAGGACCCGGCACCACAAGCGAACGGCTACGCGGCACTGGACCGCCGTCGTCAGCCGTCGTCTTGAGGATTTTCTCCGAGTCGATCAGGCTCTCGTATACTTTCTCGAGGCGGGCAATATCGGCATTGAGGTTGCCCAAAATCTCAAGGTCTTGGTTAGTGACGTTATCGTTGTCCATCTTTTCGAGATGGGCCGTTAGAGCATCCTTCTGCGCGACGATCTGCGTCTGCAGCTCTTGGATGCGCTGTGACAAACCAGACATTGGTTTACCCCTGTGCTTTCCGTTAGGTTTGGCGTGCCCGCCCGTGAGCCCGCGGCGCACAGTACGGCCTTTTTCGCCTTGCCCGGCGAAGACCATGCTTAACGTCTCGGGGGAAATCTTCAAGTTCTTCGCGACGGCCAGCGCGTTCGGGTTTGCCGGAACGCTGACCAAGCTCGTCTCGATCAACTCTTGCTCTTCGAAGACCGTGCCCCAATCTGAGCCTTCACGGTCCTTGAATTTCTTGGGCTTAAAGCCCACCGACACTGCGCGCAGGATACCCGCCTGCATCAAGCGGCGGATTTCATCGATGCGCTCAGACGTTCCTTCAGGCGCGGCCTCGAGAGTACCGCGCAGCTGCTTGTTCTCGATCCTCAGATCAGCCCACTTGCCAATCGGGAAGTTGCTGTTGTGGTTGAACAGCGCAATTGGGTTGCGCTTGAAATTCCTCAGGTCCCATCCTTCAGACATAATCACATCGTCCAGACGGTCAGGCGTCTCGTCGGACAGAACAAACTCCATGCCCTGCCCTTCGTTGGCGTGCAGCTTGTGCTTGATGTCAGCACCATCAGCTGAGGCGTTCTCCCAGATCAAGGCGCAGACTTCCTCGTCACCAAGCTCGTCCACGCAGCGCTCCATGAAGTCGTCTTCTTCCTCGTCGTCGTACGGCATGAGGTCTTGACGTTTCGCCATGGCTAACTCCTTAGGTATGCCAACCACGAACCTTCCACTGACTCGATGGGCCAGCCATCGTCGGAAAGCTGCGTCAGCGCCTTAGTGACTTCAACGCCTGGGTTGTTAAAGTCGTGCCACACAATGATCCCGCCAGATCGCAGCAGAGCGCGCGCCAACAGGCTGTCATGCATGACAGCACCAAAACTATGGTCGCCATCGATGAAGACCGCATCGCAGGGCTCGAGGTTCTCAGGCTTGAGATCAATCGATGGTACGGACAACAGATAGAACCGATCATCTCCTGACGCAAAAGTACCAGCCCGCTTCGGCACTTCAGAGTGCTGACAGGCCAATTTGGGCTGGTAGTCAGGAGGAACATCGATCCCAATATACTTCTCAAGCGATGGCACGTTCTCGAGAACACGCTTCGCAGTCACTCCACGATTGCAGCCGAACTCGATCATCACTTTTGGACTTACACTATTCACTAACTCGATCAGGATTGACGTTTCCTGCCGACCCAAATAGAAACTAAACATCGACGCGAAGACATGCTTCGGCTGTATCTTAACTTCTTTCACCGAAGCCGCAGCGCACCAGCCCAGTCGTCAGTGGCAGGCTGGCGCAGAAGAGTGACATTGTCGTACCACCGCACGCACCATCGCCAACTGTGCCAGTGAGACAATAGACCATAGACACGCGGATGCCCTGTCGCACCGGCGAGATGCAGCGCAGCCGTGTCAACGCTAATGACCTCGTCCATCTCACTCATCAAGGAAGCGCAATCCAGGAAGTCCTCGAACTCATGCGTCACGACATCATAGCGCGCGGCTTCCTCAGCGCCTTGCGTCTGCACGCTATGCAGCTCGCCCACCGAAGGATCGCTGCTGAGATGCGCGACCAAGTCGCCCAGATCAATCGTCCGCGGATAATCGCCCGTACTCGGCTTGCCCACTGACCACGCGATGCCAATGCGCTTCAACCGTCCCTTCGCCCGATGGGTCGGATAATGCTTGATGTATGGTCTGCTCAGGGTCGGACTGCCCTCGGGCGTGATCTTGAGATGGTACAACAAATGAAGGATCGGACAGAAGTAATCCGCGTCGGTTAAATCTTTCACAGTACGCCCAAACTGCTCAGTGATGCTATGCAGCTCAGGTGGCATCACCATCACGACTTCCTTGCCGAGCAGCGGGATATACCGCAGGCACATCAAGGTATCGCCGAAGCCATGCGCGTGCAGGACCAGCAAACGCTTGTAGGGCTGCCCGGCCCACGGCTTCAGGCCGTATGAGAGCGCCTGCTCGACCTGCGGGCGCATGAACGGCTTGGCCTGCTCGCATTCCCAATACTCAGCGAGGCCCTCGTTCCAGCGCCCTGACGCGAGCAAGATCATGGCGCGATTGAACTTGGTGCGCAACGTCGGGGCTATCTCGTAAGAACGATTGACTTCCCAAAGAGCCCCATCAAGATCGCCCGCCTTGTACAGCGCGACCGCCCGGTTGAAGTGGTGCAGGTAATCGTCGATATCTACCTCCCACTCCTTCGTGATCGGGCGACGGCCGATGGGATTGCCGCAGAAGGTAATGATGACTTCAGAGGGCACTTCGACCTTGTGGCCATTAGCGCCCTTGACCTCGAGCACTTCGCCTTGCTGCGTTATTCCACGCCAGCCATAGTCCGTCGTTTCATAAAACATCACCGGGTCCATTTCCGGCAATGCTTCAGGAATAAACGTGCCGATACTTTCTCGCATTATACCCCAAGGAGGATGGCCCCCGAAGGGACCATCCTTAAGTCAGGAGACGTAGACTATTTCTTGGTGGGCGCAGCCGTAGGTGGTGCCTCAGGCGGCGCAACGATGACCGGACCAATACCAGGATAGTTCACGACGATGAACGGCGGAGGTGCGATGCCCTGCGTCGGCCATCCCGGCGATCCTGCCGGCGGCGGGACTGGCGTAGTCGGATCACCCGGTTGCGGTGGCTCAGGCGGCTTTCCATCCGGACCAGGCGGAAGGTCCGGGTATCCCGGCCAATAGATCGGAGGTGTCGGCCGCGGATCGGTCGGACCCCAAATCCCCGGAGGCCCGCCTTGTCCCGGCGGCCTCGGCCAAATCTCAGGCGGATAGTAGATTGGAGGTGTCGGCACACCGCCTTGTCCCGGCGGCCTTGGCGGCCACACTTCAGGCGGATAATAGATAGGCGGAGACACCACGCCAGCCGGCGGCCAAACTCCAGGCGGCTGCGGTGGCCTCGGCGGCCACACCTCAGGCGGATAATGGATCGGCGGGGACACTACGCCGGGAGGCGGCCCGATTGGACCACCGCCGACATCAAGACTTGGGTCCCAAGCGTTGCCGACGATGTAGCACGGAATGGGTGGATCCATCTTGTTGAGTGGATAGATAACACCCGTCATTGCAATTGGTCGAGGTGCCATTGGTTTTCTCCTTTGCTGGCCTCTTAAGATAACACGATCATATAACCGTTAGATGACTGAGTGGTGGCTCCTATTCTAATCTTGGGGACCTGAACAGGAGCCGGGGCCACTCATCGTTCGCGGGCTGGACAGGAGGTCACTTGCGAACGACAAGCTACTGAATAATAATCACGAAATCGCGGGCAGCCGCCTGAAGAATTGGATAAAGACTAGACCCACTAGACAACTTGACATATAGTGAGCCGGATGTATAACCAGGATCGACATTGATGGCGCGCCCTGGGGCCATTGCCTTGACTATCTCCATCCCGTTCGAGTCATGCAAGATTCTGAACTTAACGTTATCCTCAGAGACGAGAAAGCTGATATTCGCCGGAGTCCAATCGTCCGGAGTCAGCAGCATCACCATATTACCGGCGCTCAAGTCAGCCGAATTGGACACCGACTGACCAGCTGGGATGGTGACAGTCGCGGTAGTAGTTACCGGCTTGGCGGTAGGAGACAACCCAGGAGCTAATGGCATCAGGTCACCTATTTCCAAGATGGCGTCAGCCACGCGACACCACGCGCGTCACGCACGGCCCACGACACAGGCCAACGAACCTTGATGGCGATAGTCTCGCTCTGGAATAGACCTTTCTGGGGTTGCGTCGTGTCAGGCAGCGCCGGCGCCGTGTCATCCATCACCAACGAGCCCGCCGTCGCGGTCTGCACGTCAGGATCAGGATCGACAGCCCCAGCAATAGCCTGCGGCGCAACCGCGATCAAGTCATTGCCCACAGCACCTGAGATGTAGAAAGGAATATCGTCGTTACCGCTGACGAAGCGCACAGTAGCGCTAGCGATCTTGCCGGCCGAACCGATGATGGCGAACGGACCACGACCACCCACTTGACCAACGGCACCAACCAACGCAGACAAGTCTGCGGCGAACACCCCGAAGGAGTCAGTATCGGTGCTCGCCACTAGAGTCGCAATGCCATTGCGGATACCGGCAGGCCTCGCTGCAGTTGCTGGGTTAGCATCGAAGAACGCAGCATCCATCGCGAGACCTGCCGACCGGATCAACACATCGCCGATCAAACGCTCGGCATTAGAACTCTCGAGCATCTCACGCGTCAGCACGCTGATGCTCGCCACCTTGAAGGGGGTAAGTGATACCGCCGTATCGCCAAACTGCTTCACCGGGATCGGCTGCCCTTCCTGCACGAAGGACGCCCCATTCGCTGTCGCGACGAAGGCCGGGACCGAGATAGTGCCGTAGCCTCCGTCCCAGCTAACGAGGAGACCACTCCGCATCAGCTCAGCGGCTGCGCTCGCTGCGCCCAATGCCTCGACCGCGTCATAGACCAGCTTGTGGGCGAGTTCTTGCGCCCACCCAGCCACGCTGGTCATTGCTGGCGCTGACGCAGCGCGCGTAACTATCACAGCCGTCAAGGCGCGGTCGTTGGGCCACAGACGCGAGGCCACATCTAGCGGATTGGCGCGACGATACGAGGCTAGCGTTCGCACCGTCAGCAGACGACGGCACAAGTTGCCTTCAGGAATATTCAGAGGTGGCAACGCCTCAGCGACTTTGCGGAACGGCTGGTTCATTGAGTCACCTATGCGATGAGAGTATCTAGGTCAATTTCCTTGACGCGCGGCACGACCGACACTGAGCACGCCATGGCCAGCGCGACGAGACCGTCTATGCGCCCAGTGCTGCGTGACTTGTCGAGCTTGCGCGCCCCAGTCGGGTCTCGCGTCACAACCGCATTAGCGGCGCACATTGAGAGAACTGGGTTGCCGCCATGACGCAGGCGGCCTTGCACTATGATGCGCTCGAGAATGTCGACCGCCGGACCCATGTCCTTGTAGCCTTGCCCGTGAGGAATGAGCGGAACGTCGCATTGCTCTTCCTCGAGCTGACGCTTGAAATCGTTGATACGCCATCG